AGTCGTTGAGAATGTGTCTGCTGTGCTGTTGATGACGGCAGTGAACTTTCCAGTAACTTCAACAGGACCAGCAAAGTTTGTGTATGGAGCCTGTGCGCCCATTGTAAAAATTGGCTTGGTCTTGCGGTCAATCTTCAACTCACCGGTAGAGATGTAGTTGTAGGTTGTTCCACCGATTGAAATTGATGTATCCCATGCAGGAATTGGGTGTTCGCCAGATTCTTCTACGTATGAGAATGAAGTGAATGGTGCTGGTGCAGTCGTTGATGAGACGTATGGGTTTCCGAAGAACTTGATTGTTCCGTCTGCTGATGCTTCTGCTCCGAATGTGATGTTGAGGCTTTCTGCTTGTGCGCCTGAAACTAGGAAGTAGTTAGCACCGTCAAAGTCCATGATTGAGTAAGACAATGGCTGTGAGCCGTGTGTTGCGTCGTTGTAAAGACCAATTACGTGCTGGTAGGCAGAGCCAGTTACGTTAGTAACGTTGTCGTTTCCACCAAGAACTGCGAGAAGCAGCATTGGAAAGGTGTCAGCGTAGAGGTATGACTTGAAGTCGTACTCGTCGTGACGCACACCCTGAACTTGGTCGTATACAAGGTTAGGTGAACCTCGGAAGGCTTCGTCGCGCAGGAATGTCTGCATTGGTGTTACCTGTGGTGAAGTAACAGGAATGAAGTAAGGCGAGTAAGAACCAGTAGAAGCAGTACCGCGAGTAGGTGTCGTTACGCCAGCAGCAAGGTTTGCTTCAAGAACAAGTCCGAGGTAACTGTTGGCGGATAAAAAGGCTTGGTTTGTAGGCATTATTCTTCCTCGTTAAGGGTTTGGGTTGTTTCTTCTACTGCTGGCTGAGAATCGGCTTCTGGCGTGGTCTTAGAGGCTTTTGGAGTCGTTGCTGGCTCCCAACGTCCGTCAGATGGCTGGAACTCTAAGTCGTATGTCTTTCCTGCTTCTGCAACAAGAACTGCGCCGGTCACAGTGATGTGAGGATAAACGCGCTTCTGGTCGCCGGTGTAAGTGAACTTTGACATAATGCTCCTATGTGTTCAAAATCTCAATGACTGCAACTCTAACAGAGGAGTAGATTTGTGTCGCGCTGGCAGAGCCGTTTAACTGGCGTGGGTAGTACGACGTTACTTCTATGTCAGAACTTCCCGGAAACATACCTTCTCCCCATTGGAAAATAGTTCCCGGTGCGCCGGCATTACGGTCGGCACGAATAGCAGTAATCAAACTGTCCAAGAAATCTTCATTGTCCTGTCCGGCGTCTTCTGCTTTCTTTTTAGTTGAGCGAAGGAAACAGTCAAGAACTACGGAGTATTCAACTGCTTTTTTACCGTTGTGCGCGCCACCGAGAGCGATGCGCTTTTCAGACTGACGGTCAAAGTAGATGTAGAGAATTGCACCTGAACTGTGTCCAGGGTCTTCTCCTGCGTAAAACTCCATCTCCGGCGTGAACTTTGCAGGGAATGGTTTGACAGTTGAAAGGTTTGTTACTCCTGCGCCAACGAGGTATTTGGTTATCGCTGCTCGCACCGTAGCGCGTGACATTACGACCTAGCCCAAACAATGCGATACTGGTCGAGCAAGTCGTAACCAGCCATCATGTCCTCTGCGGATGCTTGAGCCTTAGGTGTTACTGCGCTTGGCTCTCCTAGTTCGTTGAGAACAATTCCACCCTGACCACGTTGCTTTACAAGTCCAACGACAAAGTGAATTACTGCTTGTTTGACTGTCGCTGGCATAGCGGAGAAGTTAATTCCCATGCCGTGCTTGAAACGTGTTGGGTTTGTAAGAGGAATCGTGGTGCTTCCCAATACGAATGATGAATCAACGAGAACGTATTCGTCATTCATTCCATCCCAAATAGTCATGTTCATACCGGGGAAAATTCCTGTTGAGTCAGTTACTTCAAGAGTGTAAGAACCAGCGTTAGTTGTCGTAGTCGTGAAAGTGTTAGCCCAGCCGTTGATGTATGTCCATTGAGCGAATAGTTCTGCGTCAGGAGCCCAGTTGCCACCAGCAATGGTTAGCGGACCAACTGAAAGACCAATGCTTGAAGCGTAAGTAACAATGAACTGCTCGCGCTCGATTGAGCATGTGTCGTTGTTAATCGTAATGTCGTACATTCCCTGACCCGGACCCCAACCAATTTGGAAGTCTGTTACAGCAAGGATTGGTGTGAAGTATGGATTGATAATTACCTGAGCCAAGCGATTTGGTCGGTAACGTCCGTTCTCTGTGTTGATAGTTGCGTTCAAAGAACCGTATTGACCCATAGTGAACAAGTCAGCCATAGCGGAAGCGCGAACGATTAGTTCTGCGAGCGAGCGGTCTTGAACTGCCTGAGAGCCATTCTCGACCAGATTAGAAAAATCAATAGCGGAGGCGGTGGCGGAGAACTTAACTTCTTCAAGAGAGACGTAAGGCTCAATGCGCCCCGACTGTTGTATCCATGAAGCGGTGGCGATGTTACTCATCTGTTGAACTTTCTGGTATCAATTCAGTACCACCGCAACGACCGCACTTGTCGCGGTACAAGCCAACGAAATGACATGACTGGCATTCATAACCATTTGCATTACGAAATGTGATACCAGCCACAGCGAAGTCTCCTGATTTTTTTAGTAATTGTGCTTCTGCTCCCGAAACGTTGAAGGTTCCGTCTTTGGAGCGATTGATAACTTTGTTACCAACCTCTACCTGTTGTAATCCTTTATCGCTGCCTACAAGTCTCATACTTTTATTCTCCCTTAAAAAGAGAAGTGGTGCAAGGGTCAGGGGAGGCAAACCCTTGCACCACACTCTCCGTGCTAGCCGATTACTCAACTAGCGATTTGTAACCAATCGTTATGAAACGATGTTGGTGATTGCACCAGACCAAGCCGGAGCGCGGAACGCAAGTGTTCCGTACTGGTAGGTCGAGATGTCCCATGACAACTGAATCTGTGGCCACTCAAGAACAATCATGTCCTGAACGTTAACCACTTGAACAGTCTCTGAAACACCTGAGTCTGGGAATGGAAGTGTCTTGCTGTGAACCAGAGCAACACCAGCAGGCATGTATGGGTGAGCAACAACGTCAACCATCTTTCCTGTTGATTCGTTCTGAATCGCAGTGACTACTGAACCGATTGTTACTCCGTCGCTACCTGTCTGGTAGTTAAGACGGTAACCAGTTGGTGTACCTTCCTGCTGGATGCTCGCTGCCAATGCCTTACGGATTGAAGCAGTTGTGAGAATCATGTCAGGGTCAGCAATAACTGATGAGTAAAGGTTGTAGAACACTGACTGAAAGTCGTTACCCGGAACGCTCTGTGAAAGAGTGCTGTTTAGTGAAACGACGTTTCCTGCAAGAGCAGGGTTTGTCAATGTTGATACGTAACCGTCGTAACCAAGTGAGTTACCCGAACCGTTGTCCGCAGAAGTCGAAGGCAAAGCCGAGACAGAAGCGAATGTGGTTGGTGAGTTTCCGTTAGTTAGAACAGTTGTTCCCTTGTAGTAAACACCAGCAGAAACAGTTACGTAAGTGTTGATTGCAATAGTTCCAGCAGGAACGCTTGACAATGCAGACAACTTAATTCCGTTTCCAGTTGAACCAGAAGCAATTGTTCCGGCGCTGATTGCCTGTGACTCACCAGCAGAAGAACTGAAGGTAAGGATGACAGGTGCAGATGTTAGTGATGGAAGTCCAGTTCCAGTTGTTGCTGTGTCAGTAACAGCAGTTGCAGTAACGCCACTGATGTTGATTACTGAAGCACGACCGTTGAGCATGTTGCGCTCTTCTCCGAGCATGTGAGCCCAGATTGTGCTTGTGTGTGACAACTGGCGGAGGTCTGTGTATCCCTGTCCTGCGAACTGAGCAGTAAGGTCAACTTGGTCAGACACACCCTGGTTGACGTGTGACAAAACAATCTTGTCAGCAGCGTATTGAATCTTTGCTGGACGGTTTAGCGTTACTGGACCGAACTGAGCCTGTGTGCCAGTTGGGTTGAAGAACGTACTCATGTTTGGTACGCCACCAGTGTTCGAGTTCGTCACACCGAGGATGCGACGGAATTCGTAAGCCTGTCCAATTCCACCGATACGGCTTGTGCTGTTACGAAGAATGAAAGAGCGTGGTACAAGAAGTGCCAATGCTGGTTCAAGGTCGTAAGGTACAAGACCTGTAACGCCAGAGTTTGAGTTGTTAAGTGGGTTGGTAAGTGTCCACTCTGAGCCAGCCTTAGTTACATCCTGTACGCGGTCAAGCGCAGAAGTGATGTCACCAATCTGGTCAGCAGACATTCCCTTTGTGACGAGGTCACGGATTTCTCCGATGCGCTCTTCAACAGAGGCACTCTTAACGAGTGAGTTACCATTGAATGAAACTGTTCCGGTCTTAGCAGCGCGAAGTGAGTTTGACTGGCAAACGCTAAGTGCTGACTTGTAAGCCTCGAAACGGTCAAGACGCTGTTCAGCAGGAAGTCCGCCAAACAGTTGGTCAATTGATGGTGCTGTAAAAGCCATTTTGATTATCTCCTAGATAAATTAGTTTTGAAGGATTCGCTTGGCGTCGGCTTCCATTTCGGCAGCCTTGTTCAAGTATCCAGCCTTCATTGATGGGTCAACTACTTCATGAGCAAGTTTCCGGAATCTTCCTGCTTCGCTTTGTAGTCGTTCGGCGTCAGCAGATTTACTTGCTTGTGCCTGTGTTGCACGGAGAACTGGTCCTCCGGGTGCAGCCATCTCACGTACTTCATCTAGAGCAGCCTTCAGGAGAGTTAACTCCTCTTTCGCTTCTGCTAGTTCAGCCTTTGTTGTGATGGTTTCCTCAAGACCTAAAGCCTTGACGATTTCGTTTCGGAGTTCTTCCTTTGACTCCGGTGTTGCGTCATCTGCCGAAGCAGACTTAAGAAGGTCGGCGCTAACGCCAAGTCCAATGTATGCCATGTAGTCATCTCCTGTTTCAGTTGTTGTTGCGAATGGTTCTGCTGTTTCTTCCTCATCTGCTTCCTTTTCCCACCAGCAAATGAATAACTCAAGTGCTTGTACGAGTTGGTAAATGTCACAGACTTCGTTCTCCTCACCGCGAGCCATCTCATCAAGTTCTTCCTTAATCAGGTTGATAATTGATTGACGTACTGCCATAAGGTCATCAGCGTCGTGTTCCATCTTCTCTGTGTCAGCGTCAACTGACTTCCAGTTGTCAGGAATGAGGTTCTCTTTGCCGAGTGCCTTCGCGCGCTCAATGATGTGTGACTTAGTTGCTGCTTTGTTTTTTGCACGACCGAATGCTTGGATAGCGTTCTTTAGGTCGCCGACAGTACGAATTGGGTACGAGCCATCAGGAAGTGCCTGTCCTGCTTCTGACATGTTCTGACGCTGCTTGTCTGAGTAATCTTTCTTCTCAGTGTCAGCCTCTACTGCCTTGTCATCTCCATCTTCAACGATGTTAGGGAAGTCATTGCCGGGTGTGATTACATCTTCAGTTGAGTCTCCTGAACCACCGCAAACTTCGCACACTGCGTCAGTCTGTTCTGTACGACCTGTTCCGTTGCATCCAGCGCAAGGACGAGCAGCAGGGTATGGGTCTTCGCCATCACGGATTACATGACTTTCGTTGTAATTAACGTCTTGCTGAATCTCTGTACCCTCTTTTGCCATTTGTGTATCAGGGATTAAGGCTTCCATTTCGAGAGTTTTGCTGATTTCGAGTTCGCCATTTACTGCTTTAGCGATTTCAACAGTTGCAGTTGGGTTGGCTGGGCGGTCAACAAGTGACACTTCCACAATTTGACCTCCTACGATACGACCGTTAGGAGCGTCTTCTGATTTAACAATTCGCGCACCCTTGATACCGATTGAGTATCCCTTAAGAACACCCTTCTCTACCTTCTTCATGGTGTTTGCGTCAACGACTTCTGACTTCAAGTACCAGTCATCACCATCAGCGTTGAGTTCAATACCTACACCGGCTGCAATAGAACTGTGCATCTCGCGCACGTTCGCGCCAGTAGCCAACCACTGTGGCATTGCTGTCTTGAGCCAACTCTCGTCGCAAATCTGCTGGTCAAGGTCAAGGTCTGGACCTGTTGCCTTACCATAAACAAACATCGAACCGTCTTCGGTTGACTTGAATGTTAAGTCTCCGAAGCCTACGTAGGTAACGTCTTGTGCCATTATAAAAAAACTCCTCTTGTTAACTTGTTGAGATTACTGCATTAACCGTGCAACGGCAATTTGGGTGTTCAGGTGGAACGAGTGTTGCGTCTGCTGTTGAGTATGGACCATTGGCTTCTAGGTCAAGACAGTCTCCGCATGCACCTTCGTATGTCACCCAAATCCATTCACTAACACCGAATTGCGAGTACTGGTCTACCGCACCTTGATTGTACGCACGGTTTGTTTCTGTAATAGCAATCATGTCAGCGCGAGCATTGTCACCAACGTATTGCCTAATCGTTTTGCCTATGTCTTTTGCTGGGTCTCCAGCAGCAATTCCATCACCAATGATGTTTCCGATGCGGTCAATAGTTGATTTCTTGATACCGTCAACTGTTTTGTTTATTGCGTTTAGCGTTTTGAATAATCCACCGTGCTGAACGAGCGACGCTGCTATTGGGTCTCCGGGTGTCCAAGAAGCCCAGTCAAAGTTGATTGCTGCCTTGCTCAATTGTGTTACGGCAGTTGCCTTGTCGCCTAAATCCCTTACTGCATAAGCAGAACCAACATAACCACCGTCAAGATAAACACCTTTTAAAGCGTTCTTTAATTGCGTGGTGTTGAACTTAATTTTGCTGGAAACGTCAATGCTGATTTTCTTTTCGGCATTCATAGAACTAGCAACAGCCTCGTCAATGCCAGTTATGTTTTCAGAGATTGCTTTACTGATGAGCGGAGCGTAATACTCCTCAATTTGCAGTTTGTGCTGTATCCCCGGAAGGTCAGCGATAGAGCCTTTAGTAACTAAACCTTTTGGGTTATCTGTTATCTGCGCTTTCACGATGTCGTCAGCCCAAG